ATAAATATAATTACCCATTAGGTGCTGATTACTTAGTATACATACAGGAGAAGAAATGACAGACAAAAGTATTTTCAAAGATATTAAAGCACCACAAGAAAAAGGTCCAAAACATTACAAGGGTTATCAAATTCAACCTTACGAATTTATTTCTAAAAACAATCTTTCGTTCTTCCAAGGGGTCGTTATCAAGTACGTTGTTAGATACTTAATGAAGGATAAAGAAAAAGATCTTGATAAAATTATTCATTACTGTGAATTAGAAAAGAAGAAACTAAGAGATGGCGATAAAACATAAAATTAAAATAAAAGAAGTAAATAAAGAAGATGAATATAAATGTGGCGGGGCTTATAGGGCCTTGTTAAGTTTATTTGCTAAACATAAAAAGAAAAAAAATAAACAAAATGATAACAATTCCAGATTTAATAACAAAGATTAGAATTATTCTAAAGAAGACATTGGATGTTCCTTACTCATGGATTGAAACTATTGGCTCTAAATTAAGTGTGTGGGCTTGGGGTAAGAGATGGAGAAATAGAAAGGATGGGACGGGTTATGGATCCGAATAAATTTGAGCTATATCTTTATTTAGGATTTTTTGTTACTGTCTTTATGTTATTGTACGCATACTTATTCATATGAAAGTAAAACCTACTACTCTTAGGTTCGCAAATGAATATGTAAGACAGAATCATAGGCACAGTAAAATTGTACAAGGTTGTAAATTTTGTATAGCTGCCATAGATTTAGAAGAAACTATTTTAGGAGTAGCTATAGTAGGTAGACCTGTCTCTAGAAGATTAGATGATGGATATACGGCTGAGATAGTTAGAACTTGCACAACGGGCACTAAGAATGTAAACAGTTTATTATATGGAGCTTGTGCTAGAATTTGGAAAGAAATGGGTGGCACTAAAATTTTGACTTATACATTAGAGACAGAGACTGGGATAAGCTTAAGAGCAGCAGGTTACACACACACAGGCACAACAAAATCTTTTCCAAAAGGCAAAGGTTGGACCACTCGTAAAGGCAGAGAGTGGCAACCAAAAGTACATCACGTGCAAAAATTTAGATGGGAGAGATCTTTGTGAGTTTACAATTAGCCATGAATTTTAAAAAACATATTTGGTCATCACCATCTGAATTCAAAGATCTATCTGGAGCAACCGAGATCGCAATAGATTTAGAAACTAGAGACGATGGTATTAATGAAAGTCTTGGTGCTGGTTGGGCCCTGAAAAAAGGAGAGATAATCGGGATAGCTGTAGCAGTGGCAGGCTGGCAAGGGTATTATCCGTTTGGTCATTTTGGTGGTGGTAACATGATACCTGAACAAGTTAAGAAGTATATGAAGGATATATGTGCCTTACCATGCACGAAAATTTTTCATAACGCACAGTATGATGTTGGTTGGTTAGAGGCTAGTGGGATCACGGTGCACGGACCCATTGTAGATACTATGATAGCTGCAGCTTTGATCGATGAAAACAGATATCAATATAGTTTAAATAGTTTATCTAAAGATTATTTAGGTGAGTTGAAGGCTGAGACGGATCTTAAGTTAGCGGCTGAAGAACATGGCATCGATGCAAAGAGAGAGATGTGGAAATTACCAGCGGAGCATGTTGGGTTTTACGCTGAACAAGATGCACGGCTCACGCTTATGTTATGGCAAAGATTTAAACAAGAAATCCAACAACAAAGCTTATCTACTATTTGGGAATTAGAATCAGAGCTGCTGCCTATCTTAATTAAGATGAGGCAAAGAGGAGTGAGAGTGCAAGTGGAATCAGCTGAAAAATTAAAACAAGAAATGATACGCCAAGAGAAAGAAGTAATGTTGGCAATAAAAAAAGAATCAGGATTAGACATTGACATTTGGGCAGCACGCCAGATCTCCACCGCCTTTGATAAATTAAAAGTAGAATATCCACGTACTCAGAAAACCGGCGAACCTTCATTTACACACAATTGGTTGGTTAATAGTAAACATAAAATTTCTAAACTTATATTACAAGCTAGAGAATTAAACAAGTTTCATGGCACATTTTTATCTTCTATTATGAGATATCAAATAAACGGTAGAATACATGGTGAGATAAATCAATTACGTTCAGATCAAGGAGGCACAGTATCTGGTAGGTTATCAATGGGTAACCCCAACTTACAGCAAATACCAGCAAGGAATAAAGATTTTGGTCCTAAAATTAGATCTTTGTTTATACCTGAAGAAGGACATCAATGGGGTAGTTTTGATTATTCTCAACAAGAACCTAGAATGACGGTACATTATGCAGCGTCAATTGGAGAGGGGTATGAAGGGTCTCAAGAATTAGTTGATGCATATAAGAATGCATCTGCTGATTTTCATCAGACAGTAGCTGATCTTGTTGGAATAGAGAGAACACAGGCAAAGACAATTGGTTTAGGTCTAATGTATGGCATGGGTAAGAATAAACTTGCAAACAGCCTAGGTCTAACAAAAGATGAAGCGGAGATATTAATAAGTAAGTATAATAGAAAAGTCCCATTTGTAAAATTACTTTCTGAAAAATGTATGTTAACTGCTCAAGACAAAGGTGTAATACGAACTAAGAGAGGACGCAAGTGTAGATTTGATCAATGGGAAACTAAAGACTTTGGTTTACACTTACCCGAAACATTTGATAATGCGGTCGCTAAATACGGTAGAGATAATATTAAAAGAGCAAAAACGTATAAAGCTTTAAACAGATTAATACAAGGGTCCTCTGCAGATCAAACTAAACAGGCAATGGTTGATTGTTATAATGCAGGCCATCTACCTATACTACAGATACATGATGAGCTTTGTTTTAATGTAAAGAATGATGAGGATGTTTTAACAATAAAGAAAACTATGGAGGAGTGTATTGATTTTAAAGTTCCATTCGTTGTCGACTATGGCACAGGAAAATCATGGGGCGACGCAAAATGATCTTATAGCTTACGCAGCTGGTTTATTTGATGGAGAAGGTTGTGTAGTTTATAAACAATATAGAGTTAAGAAAGGGTGTATGAAGTGGCATATTAATTTAGAAATAGCCATGACTGAGATCGAGCCCTTACATTGGTTTTACAATATAGTTAAAGTTGGAACAATTCACTATAAAAAAAATCAAGGCTTAGGAAAGAAACCACAATGGAGATGGAGGTGCTCACATCGAAAAGCTTTGCACGTTGCTAAATTACTTTTAAAGTACTCAGTGTTGAAAAGAAAAAAATTGTTAAATATAGTTAATCACTATAATTTTAAAAAGCCGATAGGTATCCTAAGAGAAAAGTTTGGTTTTTATAATAATAAGAACTAATTAGCCTGTAGCTCTTAAATTTTCTTGCACGTCTTCGTACTTAATGGCATTTCTTGTAGACTTAATATCTCTTTCAGTCTGAACCATTGTTACATTAACTGAACCCTGATTTTTTAAATAGTCATTAGACCACTTAGCGTTGAGATTGTTCAGCTTGTTTAACAGACGTATTTTCTCTGGACTCATTCAACTCCTCATATGTTACGTAAGTGTGGCTCTTACAGTAGAAGTCTTCGTCAATCATCTTCACTTTACCCTCACTTACTTTTTCTACAAAAGCATTTAGGGCTGCCTTGTCGTTATCAGCGACTAATAAGTGGTTCATATACTTTCCTCCCACTCTGGCTTGGATCCTATATGCTCTCATATTTTATTATAGGATAAATTGATAGTCTTGTCTACACCGGGCTCAGATGACAGGCAAACACCCTCTACATAGGTCATAGATAGGCCTCTTTCTCTGATTTTTGCATCCATCCTATTAGCGGTGCTCTGCCAGATTACAGAGCAGTCTGCGGGGCTTAAAACGCCTTTTTTGAGGATCTGATGGCAAGTATCCACGTCTCCGGGGTTGGTATAGCACAATGTGCCAAATAATATCCAAGAACCTATAGTAGAAGCTAACATTATAATGAAGTTACTGGTTTACACTTGAATTGTGGGCCTAGTAGATTTTTATTTACCATATCCGTATTTAGCATATTTTGTATATTTGTCATCTCATTTAATGCTGTTTTTACACAATTATCAAAATTATCAAATAAAACGTCATGTTGGACTGGCGGAGAGCAGTCCTGAAATGCAACCGAGCATATACTTATAGTTAAAATAAACTTCATATTTTTGTTGACTTTCACACCTATCCCATAATATTGTATGTAATAATATGTTGATCAAAATTAAGAGCTCAAGTCCGTTGTTTCATTCTATCATAAAAAATATGGATGATACACTAGCGAGCATACCTTCTGTTGACACAGAGGGATGTGATACAGAGGACTCTCTTATTTTTGACAGCTGTGTTTCATCTATAGAGAATTGTAATGCTAAAGACAAGGATGGTAGGTATCATTATCCAGTTGATAAAACTCTAGCCATTACTTTGATCTATGATGAACTTAAATCAAGACGTAACACAAACAAGGAGAACAAATGAGTCTAGTAAAAAAAACAATTGAACTTTTCGGAGAACCCGCAAAGATTACAAGTACACCAAACTACGATGATGCTTTCAAAGCTATCAAAGAACAGTTTGATAATATTATAAAAGTCACTGACGCTACTGGTGAAGTGCTTAAAAGTACAAAAGAACTATGTAACAAAACGTTACATATGTCAGTGCAAATCAGAGACCACATGATAAAATTAGAAAAGAGGATCGATGAATTGGAAAGACAGACGAATACACGCCATTAATCGTATAACTCAAAAATACAATAACGGATCTCAGTACATAGAAGAGTATGGCTATGTGCTGAAGTCCACCGCTAAAAATAAAAAAGAATATAGAAAAGAAAGAGAGGAACGATGGATATTAACAAGTGGAAGAGTTTAGCGATTAATAAAGATGATCACACCCTATTGGTTGCGATTGCTAAAACAAAGCATAGAGGGCCAGGTCCACAGTTTAGTAAAATTTTTAATGATTACCTTAAGTTTCAGGCAAAAAGAGAGGGAATATCATTAGAAGCTTTTAAAAAGAAACTGTTAAATGGTAAAACAAAATGACAATCGTAGCACAGGACATAGAAAGAATAAACTTTCATCACAAAGGTAAAGAAAAGTTTTGTGTTGAAGTTAATCAGGTAACTGGCACTTTAGAACTTTGGGTCAACGGAGAGAAAAGAAACACAATAGATGTTGAGCATCCGATGCCAAAGTTTGAAGAAATGCTAGAGTTTTGTAAAAATAAATTTTTAGAATTTAGATCTGGAGGTAAACAATGAGAATAATAATGATGTTTGCATTTTTATTACTAACAGGCTGTGGTTACACTGTATCGTTAGGAAAGAAATGTACACCCGGACATGATGAGTGGTCCTATGTCTGGTTTATAGAAAAAGAAGGAACACATAACATAAACAAAGATAACTGTAAGGAGAAATAATGTCGAAGAAAAACTTTGATTATAAAGTCACTGTAAATTTTGAAATGTCTGCTCATGCACAACGAGAGTATCAAACTGATAAAATGATAAAAGAAAGTTTACTACAAATGTTGAAACAACATTTGGATGAAGTTAAACGTTCTAAGTTTGTAAAAATCGAAAGAAACTATTCTCGTGAAAAGTGGAGTAAGGATCGATTAAAGAAAAGGAAGGCAGCGTGAAGGATTTTAAAATGAAACGAATCAAGAAACAAACTATAACAGTAGAGATCAGTGGCGGTAGTAAGCAACACGTTGATACTATGACAATCGAACTGTTGTTGTTATTAAAAAAAGAATTGCAGCCTTGGAATCGTCAAGTTAAGAAAGTTGAAGTAAAGAAGAATGGAAGAAAGGTGGCATAATGATATTGAAAAAATTAGTCAAGCTATTGATAGATAAAATGTCTCTTGCAGACAACAATGTTTATATAGAACTTTATAGTCATGACAAAGAGAAGGATGATCTAAAGCTTTATAAATTTAATATTGTTAGTGTCGATGAAGGCGGTCATCTTGGATCTGAAGAATACACAAAGATAGTTGGTAAACTTAGCTCATGTGTTGAAGTTGATTCTGATTATGTTCATCCAGAGGGAAATGAATTTGGAAGATTTATTCCTAAATATAAGGCTAAAAGAGTAGAGTTTTTAGATAAATAATTAAAAGTAAGGGTCTCTGACCCTTGCTTAAATAAGTAAGGTTTAATGTGTATTTTTTGTATTGATATGATGATAGCCCTCGCATTGGCTCTGAGTCTTGGAGCTTTAATTTATTTTGTGAATAAATAAAAGATATTTAAAAATTTTTTTTGTGTTATTTTTAGTTTGAAATTAAACTGAAAATAATTTATGCATCAAAAGATAAGCAAGTCTATTAAGATTTGTAAACACTGCAAAGGCAACGGTTATGTTCGAGGCAGCTCCGAGAACACTGGCACGTGTCTCTTCTGTAGTGGATCAGGCCATAAATATCACGGACCACGGGTCACGGCTGACGATTACATAAACATTATTGATAAACTTTATGTAGAAAATTATGGCAGCACAAAGCAAACTAAGAAAAAATCTAACTGATACGCTAAAGCTTTTAGCGAGAAAACTTACATACGCGCAATATCATCAGGTATTAGTTACCATTGACTCTGCAATGTGTGGAGTAGAATTTGGTTATGATGATACAAGTATATATAAATTTTTTAGTGATGCTGATGAAATTTATAAGAAACACTCAAAAACAGCTAAAAATATTAAAAGTAAATCCGCTGAAATAATTAATTTTAAAGTGATCAAGGGTGACAAGAAAGATGATTGAAGCGTATAATTATAAAATGAATCATGCTGAAGAATTTAAAAATATACAAACTATTATTGTT